CATTTGGGCTATCAAAGGGAGCGCAGCGAACCAAGCGAAAGCTTCAGGGTTTCCAGTCTCTGGGTTCGTTGTTACAGGGCCGAGTAAGGTCTGAAGTCCCTCAAGCTCTCCTGGCTGGATGTGCATAAGCATGGTGTCGCCATTGCGACCCTTAGAAGCAATCTCTCTGGACTGTTCAACCATGCCGCCATGCGCGTATCCGCCAACCCCGCCAGACTCAAGCTCCTGAGTTGCTTGATTGTACATATCCATAGCTGGGTTAGAGCCCATCGGGTTAACGGCTCCACCCATAGCGAACCCGCCTTGAGGCTGTTCGTCTAGGGTAAGCCCCTGCCAAAGTTCTCCTAGCCACCGATCTCCCATGCCTGAGTCTTGCCCCGGCTTTCGTTGGCCTTGCTGCCCTTGCTGCCCTTGCCTTTGCGGCTTTCCCTGCGGGCCACCAGTGACTGGGCCAAGCGGAGACTTATTAGGGAGCCCACTCATCCTTTTTGAAGCAGCTCTTCTAGTTTCAAACTGCTTCGCAGAAGGGTCATCCTTTGCTGGGAATACACTTCCCATCGTCTTGCTCTTCATACCCGCGTCAGGCAGAGGAGAACCAGCGATAGGAGGCATTTCAGTTTGGGTCTGAGATCCTGTAGGGTTCTCATCTTCAAGCTGGGAAAACTGTCCGAACTTTTTTTGCATCATGATAATTACCTAAATAGCTTCTGTTCCGAATATGTGAATGTTTACATCAACGAGCGAAGAAGAAGCGTAGATTGCATTGTCAGCAGTTAGCCCGATGCCGAGGGAGTAGACTTTTGTTTGATTAGTTGTAAGCGTGTCTAGATAAATTACATACTGACTATCATCGAATGCCACAGGGGTGGTGAATCCGTCTTGAACAACCCGTAAGGTCACTGTCGGATTCTGACCCGAACCGTGATGGCAAACAACAATAGAAGATATTATTGCCTGAGATCTAATTCTGGTCCCGTGTCTTTGACCGGAAGGTCGAGAAACTCTGTACACAAATGAATCGCTCGTGTTAGCGGTTGTACTCACGGACAGCTCTTTCGCCGCTAAAATCTTGAATCCATCAGCCATAAGTAAAAATACCTATCTGCGGGAAGACCATTGTTATCTTTATGATCTGATTGTTCTCTCGTGGATCGCGGCTACGCACGATAGGGACATTCCCCTCCGTAGGGAGTTGCTCTAAGTAACCATCTTCTTTCTTTAAAAAGATACCATCCGACATTATCTATCTCCATCCGCTTTCAACCTGATCCTTGAAGCCCCAAGCTCCCATCCAGCAGCGGCGTTAGGGCTAGGAGAGTCGTAGAATTTAACCGACATGGTCCTGCCGCGTAGACGAGTGCTTACAAACTCTGTATCAGTTTTTATAGTCAACGTATTAACCTTCGGAGAACCTGTAGCAGAAGGTGACATTGGATAGTTCCTCGCAATCAAGTCAACAGTCAACTCAGGGATTGTGGAGTAAAGTCCTCTGAAGTCTGGAGCGAATCGATCTATGAACATCGACTTGTCTCCGTCTTCTATGTCGAAAAAAGCACTCTCAATGTACGAATCCATTTTCACTTGATCGTCAGTGTAACCGTCTTCGTGGTTGTATATGAGTGATCTTTCAATGCCTTGGTAAGGACCAGATTGATACTGGCCTATGTAATACGAAGCGTTTGGCTTTTCCCTAAGCCCGGAGTCTGACCAACCTGATCTACCTATAGATCCATATGCCCACACATTGTCTAAGTAGTTAAACAATGCGTATTTATCCGGCTCTTCAGAAGTTCCAGACGGATAGAACCATATGATCTCGTTAAACAAAGAGTTCAATGCTGATACGATAACCTCTCTCTTTCCGTAATTAAGTTCTTCAAAAACTTTTGAGAGGACTGGGCATGGAACTTTTTCAACTGACTGACCATTTGTTTGATAGAAATTGTTGTCACCCATCCAGTAGACGATGCCTCTTCCTGGCTTATGAGCAAATCTAGAAGCTATCGATATAGAGTCTGCAACTTCTTGAAACCCAAATACGTCATTACCACCAATGTATTGCATCGAGTACAGAGCTTGATCTGTCCATATCAAGATCTGCCTGTTAGATATGGATGCAGAGATGATCCTAGAACCTCGCTGCAAAGGGTTCCCGCCAGCAGTGCTTCCTACAGGCTCAGGATCCCAACCGCCGGGACGATCCACATTCGACCATCTAACGAGGGTGGGGTCGTAATTATCTAAAGTGTCTGTAGAACCAAAGGAGATGATCCTCCTGCTCGTCGGGTGAGTCATTACGAAGCCAACTTGTTCAGGCACGCTTCCTCCCCCGGCTTCGTTGTCAGGGATTGAAGACATAGGGATCGCATCAGAAAGGCATATCCCAGAAGCGAATCCGTTAGTGTAAGAGTTGGGAAGGAAGCCTGTTTTGTTAGGAGAACCCAAGCGCATCTTGAGTGACGTGTTCCAAATGTAAGGTGTGGACTTGTCCTTGGAGGCAATAAGGTCTTCACCAAACGTGTCTATAGACCAGATATTGAGTGCGGTGTCTGAAGAAAGCTGAGGAACATGAGGGCTTCCCCAGCCTGTCCAGAACTGGTCAATCTCAAATACTGTAGTGCCCGTAGCGTGCATGGGCGCAGCCGCCTCTCTGACTACGTTGAAAACTGTTCCGTTTAATTTTTCGTAGCTAACGTTTTCCGAACCTATTATCGCTTCACCTGCGTTATCAAAACTTTGCGTGTTAAAGACAACCGCTGTGGTTTGAGTTGAGTTCATATCGCTAGTCAAAAATGTTGATGTTGTAATCCCCGGCACTCCTCCCCAAGGAGAAGAACCCCAACCGCTAAACTCTGTGAAACTTGAAGCTGAAGCTTGTTGATCCCTTATCAATAAGGTGTTACCACCCACGCCACTTCCGCTTAAGCCGACCTCGCCTACCGCTGCTCCAATCGAGTGGTCTGCCGCAACTGAGCCGAGCTGAGATCTGTCACAGTTATAGTTGTACGGCCCAGTGCCAGATGGGCCAGATGTTAAGAGAATATACTCACTACCTATTTTTACTGTGTCAGTAACACTTAGCGTGTTGATAGGAAGACTTATTAAAGTATCTGTCCGTTCCGCATTAGCTGACAAGACTGTGCTGATACCGCTAGAGTTGTTAGCAATTCTTATTTCAAAATACCTAGATGTGAGAACCCTGCTGACAGTCCAGCTCTGAGCAGATCTAGCATTGTCGTATCCAGCGACATTGTTGTCCGTGCCGTTAAATGTGTTGTACAGCAAAGACCTTCTATCTAAACCGGCTGAGGCCGTATCTGTTCCGACCTTAAGGAAGTTAACAAAATCTCCTGTTTGTAAATCGTGCCCCTCGTAGTCGATGAGAACTTCAGAAGATCCTCCTACTGGATATATTGGGTTGACAAGGTTCTGCAATAGAAAGGCTGTGTTACCAGCCGGATGAAAAGAGCTTATAGTTCCGAATGATCCTCTTTCCATCGTGATGGTTTGTCCAGCCACGCCGCTTCCCGCAACAGACTTTACCAGCATTAGCTCGTCGCCTACCGAGTTTGCGTCACTCAGCATCCGGACTACATCATTTACTGCCACGTCGAATGTAAATACAGCAGAAGTATCGACGGACAGATTTTCCATTTCCAAGCTAAGAAATCCCTGGCTTTTGTACCTAACGGGCGTGATGTCGTAATAGGTTCCGCCTAATTCGACGTACAGCTTCTTGTCGGAGCCAACAGCCATCAGGTTCGAGCCGTCAATAGACGACCAGTTCCTGAGCGATCTAGATATACCTAAGAACTCGTTACTCGAATACTTAGTCCAGCCGCCAATCTTCTCAGGTCTGCCCTGCCGGAAGCGAATCAAGTCACAGTCATACCAACTGCCTTCGGCAGAGTACTGCGTTCCTTCTCTATTTATCCCAGCAGGGATCTGTAGAACTTGCTTGTTATACGGCATTAGCTATTTCCAAGCTTTGCAGACTAGAGTCCATCCGGTGGTAGCGAAATTAAAATAAGCCTTAGTTTGACCGGAAGCTACTTTGCTAATCGCGGAGACGGTTCCATTGGCACCTGCGCCACCCTTGATGCTCATGGTAACAGTGTTGTGGGTCGAGCTAATAGTTGACCCGACGGGGGAATTGCCGAATT